ACAGTTAAATCTCCTGCAATAGTAACATCAGCACCTGTAGTTAAATCCCCTTCTCTATTAATAGTTAATGCAGTTGTATCTAGTGCGTTTGCATTTGATACTCTAAATACTATTGATTGAGTTATTGCACGTTGGTCTATATTTAAATTTCCTGTATAATTTTGAATGTAACTTGAATTATCAGATGACGAATGTAGTAGTCTTAAATCTGCTCCATTTCCTGCTGCAAAGTATTGATTGTCATTAACAAAAACATTACCACTAAATGCTCCGTTTCCTGTTACTGATATACCTGTGTTTGTAGTTCTAAATTTTTCTGCATCATTAAAAAATAAATCAATACTAGCATTTGAATTACAAGTAATAAATCTTTCTGTATTTGAATCTTGGATATATATATTGTCATTACCTCTAATATATAAATCGCCTGTTCCTGTATCAGAAATAAAACTGTCCGTTCCATTATGAAATATCTCTAATCCATCACTTGCAGTTCCATAAATAGACTTTACATTATCATTATGAATAGTATTGCCAGTCATAGTTCCACCAGTCAATGGAAGAAAAGAACCACCTGCTCCCGTTATCGTACCAGTCACCTCAAGGTTTCCACTAACCTTTGCACCATCTGTAACTGTTTCTAGTCTTTTTGTGCCATCATAATATAAAGAAACAGCACCGTCAGCAACAGCAGTAATCATTAATTCAGTACCTGCTTGATTAAGCACAACAAAACTATCTTGTTGAAGTGCTAATTGTCTGCTTGAATTAGATTGTATAACATTGGAGTTAGTACCAGAATTATGAAAAATCTCTAAATCGTTAGAATCGCCAAATAAAGCTTTTACATTATCATAATAAGTAATATTTCCAAAGGCAAAAGTACTGCCATTAATTGTTAAATTACCACTAACAGAAACACCAGAATTAGTAGTTTCAAATTTCTTAAAGCCATAATGACTTAACTCAACTGCTCCTGTAGAACCATCTATTAAAATATATGTAGCAAGACCACCAGAACCATTATCAGATTGAAATATAATGTCTTTGTCATTTGAACGATTAACAATATTTATATTACCATTATAATTATCTAAATAAGCATCAGTTCCATTATAATACAATTCCAAATCGCCACTTGTTCCATAAAGTGTTTTAACATTATCGTTTAAAATAATATTACCAGTCATTGTACCTCCTGCAAGTGGCAAGAATGAACCTCCTGCACCTGTGATAGTTCCTGTTACGAGTAAATCCCCAGTAACTGTACTACCTAATAAAGTGGTTTCAATTTTCTTAACAGAATTAAAGTAAAGTTTTACCGCACCATCTGTAATAAATTCAGCCATATTTTCAGTAAGACCTTTATTTATTTGAACACTTGAACCATCAGTAGTAATTAGTAGGTTGCCAGTTCCTGTATCTTTAATATAAGAATTTGCCCCTTCGTGAAATATGGATAAATCTGCACTTGAGCCAAACAAGGCTTTAGAAGTATCTGTAAACGTAATGTCATCATTAGCACTTACTGCTATGTCTTTTCCACTTGTAGTATTGCCAAATCCTAATACTTCTGTTAAAGTGTCTGTTGTTGAAAATTTAGTATCAACATATAACTTAACTGCTGCACTTGTAGGTAGTGTGGTATCGTTATTAAAGTTTTCTATTCCATTAGCTGCTGTTACAAATTGCGTTATAATAACGCCTGTGCCTGTATCTTTTAAAGAACCCCATTCTAGTACACTAGTAACTTTAAAGTCGCCTGCTGTGTTTAAAAACAGCCCTGATTGGTTTCCTGAGCCATCAGTTAGTTCTCTTAATGTAGCATTTAGTACTGCATTGTCGATAGTCTTTAACAGGCCTACGTAAGTTGCAGATATTTTAGTATTAAATAGAGTTGCCATTCTTATTGTTTTTTAATTTGTTTTTTTTTATTTTTTTTAAGAAAAGTTTTAATTTTTCTATATTTTTTTCTTTTACTTTATATTTCATAAAACCCAGCCGTTAAACGTTGCATCATAACTCGGATAAATATCATCGTTTATGTTACTTGTGTACTCCGGATAGGTTGTTTGGTTAAAACTCATGAAATCAATAAACCTTCTTGAATACCATTCTGCGTTAGTTCTTGCTTTTTCTGTTAAAAAATCTACTTCATCTTTAGTTACTGTATCTGCGTTTTCGCTACGGTGCTTATACATTCCACCGTTCCTAATTTGATATGCACTAAATGGGATATAATCTACCTGAGAAAACCATATAAGCATAGGCACTACATAATCATCTAATAGCTTTTTCCATCTAGCGTTAGCTGGTAAATCAATACCTGCTACTATTGCTGCTGTAAGAGCTTCATACATTTTAGTTCCTAAATAGTTTTGTATGTGAATTTCTTGCGCCAGTTTAATGAACTGTATATACTTATCCGTATCAACATTTCCGTCAATTATTGAGTTTCTAACTAAATCTGTTCTATTTATAAAAAGTACTGTTGCCATAATTATTCTCCTTGAGGGTTTCCGGGCAAAAAGCCCTTGTTAGGTAAGTTTCTAGGTTGTATAGATACCTGATAAGGGTTTGTAACCTTATAGCCTAGTATTGCGGCCTGTCTAGTACCTATAATATCCTGCGCATCTTTTGTGTTAATTTTTGCTAGCTTGCTTTTATACGTAATTCTTCTCCATGAATGATGACAGTTACCACCGCCTTTCCAAAGCCATATAGAATAGGTGTCAGCGCCTTCTGGACCCCATCCCGGATTTACTTTTTGCGTACCCATAGCTATTATATCTTTTTTACGATAAAGCTTATTAGCTTGTTTCATGGCCCTGCAAAACTTTCTAGCATTTGCTCCTACTTTTCTAGGCGCATAATAATATCTAACTCTAAAATAGTTT